AGGAGTACTTGGAAATAGCCTAAAGGTTGTAATTACAGGTGGTTCAGGACTAACCGGTGCATCACTTGGTTACGCTGCTGCTCTTGGTGCCACATACATCGACATGTATGTTGGAAACAGTTTGGCTCCTCGTTATCTTGCAGTAGGCGATGAAGTTCAATTTGCAGACGGAACCACAGTTACCGTTTCTGGTGTTGCAAAGATAAATGGAGGAAGCACTGCTTCTCCTCCAACCTTTACCGATCTTACTGCTACTAATTATGATTTCTTCGGTGTAACAAGTGGATGGAACGCATCAAGTTCATCTTTCTCTGGGGCAAATGGAGTAACTGCTTCTATTCGTCTCTATCTCTCATCTTTGTTATCCAAAGCCCAATCTGCTGGAAATTCTCTAAATATCAAAAGTGCGTATTCAAAATATGTTTCAACAAATGAAATAACAACTTCTTACGCTTCTGATGCAGGAGGAACTGCCGATCTTATCAATGTCTTGGTTTTTGATAAGGACGGAAAGTGGTCTGGAACAGCAAACTCTCTCCTAGAAAAATGGGAAGGAATGTCTCGTGCTACTGATGCTCGCAAGTTTGACGGCAGTAGCAATTACTATAGAACAATAATCAACGATCAATCAGATTACATATGGGCATTGTGTGCTGATGTTCACGGAAACAATAGTGGTGCTGGTTATCAGGCAACACAAAACTTTTCTAGTTTGAGTCTTATTGGCCCAAATCTTTCAACTACTTCTGCGGTTGGACAGGGAGTAAATTCTCTTGGTCTAACTGGTGCGGTTTCTTCTGCTCCTAGTGATAGTGAGCGTTGGGCAAGTGGATGGAGTCTGTTCCAAGACGCAGACACCGTTGATGTGTCTCTACTGCCTGTAGGCAACGCCTCTTCAACTCTTGCTCAACTTATTGTTCAGCAGATTTGCGAGAAGCGTCTCGACTGCATGGCATTTGTTTCTCCATCCCAGAGTAATGTAGAAAATAAACTACCATATGAATCTCTCAATAATATCAAGACCTTCCGCGACAGCACATTCAATGTGAACTCTTCGTATGCTGTTCTCGACAGTGGTTGGAAGTATCAACTAGACACCTATAATAATCTAGTTCGTCTAGTACCTCTCAACGCTGACATTGCAGGTCTAGTGGCTCGCACCGAGTTCACCAACGAGGCTTGGTTCTCTCCCGCAGGCTTCAACCGTGGTCAAGTCAAGAGTGTGGTCAAGTTGGCGTACAATCCGTCCAGCGAAGCCCACCGAGACGAACTGTACACCCGTCAGGTCAACCCTGTGGTGTCGTTCCCCGGCGAAGGCGTAATTCTGTACGGCGACAAGACCATGCAGACCCGTCCTTCTGCGTTTGACCGTATCAATGTTCGTCGCCTGTTCATCATTCTTGAGAAGGCAATCGCAACCGCTAGCAAGTTCTTCCTGTTTGAGCAGAACGATGCGTTCACCCGTGCTCAATTCAAGAATCTAGTGGTTCCGTTCCTCAAGACGGTTCAACAGCGTCGTGGCATCACCGACTTCAAGGTGGTGTGCGATGACACCAACAACACAGGCGAAGTAATCGCCCGCAACGAGTTTGTAGCCGATATCTT